GTGGTGGCCTCTGGTGGCCTCTGGTGGCGATGCGATGTCGGTACTCATACGCTGCCTCTGATAGGATTGGTACTTTTAACGCTCCATCATGGCCGTTTCCAGTGCGCTTTCCGGTACATTATTCACGCGGCATTCATATCCGCAGCCTGATAATGGTGAAAAAAATCGATCAGGCCTAATTTTTATCAGCTGTTACACCTATATTTCCACCCGTTCATACTGCCTATTTCGCCGCGGGAAGCGCGACCGAATAGCATTGTCCAAAGCCTTCACAATGGGTAGCAATACGAAAGATACACAGATAGAAAGTACCACTACAAGAGGCATGCTAGCATGACCCAAATATTGCAGCGCATACAGCACAGGAATATGCGACAAATAGACCATATAAGAAACCTCTCCCAACATCTGCTCTATACGTCCGCTTATCGTACAAATAATAAACGGCGTTGCAATTGCGATGGCCGGAAAGATAAGCCAACGCAGATCAGTCGGCAGGATGTCGAGCGTTGTAATTCCAAACAGAACGACAGCCATAGCTAAGAATCCCCATGCCCTATTACTTCTTTTCGCCAGAGGTAAGAGGCGATAACAAAGCGCGCCGGAGACAAAATACATAACTGTCACTGGAAATACACGTGCAGCCCACGGATCAACATTGCCAAATAACCCCGTCAGCCACAGCAACGAAGCATACGATGCCACAAACAGAATAATGAGTCTGACGGGGGATCGGCAGCAGAAAGGAGCCATGATGTAGAACATCAGTTCCACAGGCAGAGACCAAGATTGCGGCAATGCTAGATATTGATGGGCCGAAGTTCCTCCACCTGGCGCTGAGCTAACAAATGACAGGCCGTTCTGAGTGGCATCGAGAAACAGGCTAAAATCTGTCCCGAAAATAAGCACATTCGATGCCACAAGAAACGCCTTAGCATCCATGGTCAAGTTTGAGGAAAAAATGCGCTGGAAAAGATTATCATGACACAGATACATCACGATCAAAGCAAAAACCAGCGCCACCCAATACCCCGAGAATATCCGAGAGAAGCGGTTCCAGTAGAACGGTGCGACAGTCTGATACTTCTGATCAAGTACGAGCGCCATGTAGAATCCGCTCAGAATGAAGAAGCACAGAACAGCCACCAACCCGCCGGCCATATATCCAAAAACCGGCAGTGGGCCGGCATGAGCAAAAATCACACAGATGGCAAGAAAGAAACGGATATAACCCATGCGGCTTCCTGAGAGATTGTTAGAAGCATATCGTTATACACATCTTTCTCGATTCTATAAAAATCAAGGGCTTCCGGGCGACGTGCTTAGAAATTAGGCAAAAGATGTGTATAACGCAATGCGTTAGAAGAGCCGGATTGTAGCACGGCAGGTTTATGAATGCCGCGTGAATAATGTACCGGAAAGCGCACCGGAAACGGCCGTGAATGGCGCGTTAAAAGTGTTGCGGTAGGGCCGCCAGTTACCCAGCCCCCGCACAGGTCCGGACGTGCATTTTTCCCGCATCCGGCTCCTACCTTTAGTGTTTAACGCGAAACCGCGCGTTAGGATAGCCTCTTTTCAACAAGCTGCGCGCTCGCGGGCCTGCCGGCCTCGCCGTAGGCCATTCGGGCTGTGGACACTACCGAAATTTTTTCCAGGGGGTAATGCTTCGCCAATAAAAACCGGAGATTCCGGTCGGCGCTATTATTGTCCCTACTTGTAATCTATAGAAGACTATAATTTTCTCAGTGAGGAGAGTCAGCCAAACTTCATCCAAAGCTCTTACCTTCAATTAGCTGGTCCTCCATTGCCAAACTGGGGGAACGATAATTATAAAAAAGCATGCGCACCAATTGCTTGAAAGAACTGTTCAAGCTATTGAACTGGCAAGATCAGGTATGCAAACGGATATGGTTCATATTTTTGAATCGGTGACTCAGCATGTTAACTCTGGGGCCGTCCGATCAGTTCTACGTTGAGCGTCTGCTTCCGCAAAGTACGACCGACGGCTTTGGGTCGCTAGGTCTACATAGCACTATGGGCAGATCGCAACTATGCTCAGGTGACATTTGAATGATGGCGCCGGCCCGTGTTGCGGTGGTTGTTGGAGCCGTAGCTATCTACGCATAGTTACAGCGTCTACAGGAAACGCATGAGCGAGTCCGGTGCCCCGAACTGACGCACACGGTTGGCAAACGTGGTCGCAGCGTAGCCGCGGTCAGCCAAACATTGCTTGAACGCGTCAACGTGAGGCGCGAGTGGTCCCGTGGCATGCCAGCCGATACGGGTGAATAGCAAGTCAGGCGTTTCCAATGGTGGTCTCCCGAAGTGGGACTACCACTGGGCTCTACTGCTGAAACTATGTTCAGATCCACGTTGATCGACCTCGTTAAATGCCACGCCACGACTGAATCAGCAAAGTTCTATTGGGGCGACCTACGCATAGTTGCGATCTGTGCATAGGGGGCGATTTGAGGCATTCGCGATCGGATGCATCCTGTTGATAAAATGGACGAGGTGGGCTACAACATTAGGGCAGCATACAACCTTCCGAGCTCGCTGCATTCTATTGCTGTAATCTTAAAAGCACGACAAATGGCGCAAAAGCGAATCGCGAATCAATGCCTGATCCGTCGCGCTTAAGCCGAGCAAGCGGCGGGCCGGATATTGGTACTCAGGCCCTTTTTTTGACACCCGATCTTTTAGCCCTTCCTGATGCACGCGTGCGATGCGCGCGACCCGACCAAAAAATCCGACCGACAGTTGATTTTCATCCTGACGGATTTTGAGATGCTTTTGTGTGCGCAGCTTGTCAAACATCGCCGCCTTCTGGCGCTTGATGCGTCCCTTTTTTCCACGCAGTTCCTTGCATCTCTTGCGTGCCGTGTAGGTCGCGCCGTCCGGCGCTTGCTGACTGGCGATCCGTTGCGCCTGGCTGCGGCGCAGATCCTGGGCAACTTGCCGATTGACGATGCGGCGCTGGCCCGGCTGCAGCTTGGCCAGCAAGGCCCCCGCCCAAAGCTCGATGGCACGTAGATCTTCGGTCATGACGGATCGCTTGGTGTATGCCATTCCGCGATTAAGGTGTCCCTGGCATACAGCGTCCAGAACTCGTCGCTGTATGCCGGGGTCGGTTGTAATTCGGCCGTGTGCCGCACATCGAGCCTGCCGGCGTCTCCGCGTTTGACGACGACGCGCTCGGTCAGGTCGAGTTTCATCGACAGGTCGATGGTTTCGTGGTTATTGAAATCGACTTCAAAGCCGATGCCGGTCTTGCGCAGCTCCGGATTGCCGAGCAAGTCATTCTGATGGACGGCGATCCAGGCCAGCAGCGGCACCATGAGCGCGTCCGCCTCGCCGCTATAGTCCGTAATGATGACGTTGAGTTTGTAGCGATACTCAAACGACAGCGACCCGGTGCCGCAGGCAACAGCGCGTCCCTCATCGGCAAACACCAGCAGCTTGTCGGGGTTCTGCTGCAGGTCGGGATTGGCCGCCGTCAGATGCTTTCTAAGGCTGTTTGGTTTGTACATGGTCGCTCTCCTGTTGGCAATCCACGATCATGTCGACCTGGGCGGCGCAGGAGGCCCACGCGGCCTCGATGCGCTCCAGCGCGAGATTGAGTGCGCCGTTAGTCTTGGGGGCGGTCGCCGGCAGGCTGCAGCGGGTCACCGCCGGACAGGCGTTGACGGTAGGCGTCGGCACCGGTGAGGGCGGGACGTTCGCGCAGCCCGGCAATAGCATCAGGCAAAGGAGACTCGGCCCAGTTGCGAATAGCGATGTTTTCATGTTGGAGGTTTTCAATGAACAATTCACGTGCGGACAGGGTGGCGGCAATGCCTTGACGATCAGCTTGCAGCTTGGCGAGCGCCTTCCGGTTGTTGGCGGCGGCATCCGTCAGCGTGTTGATGGCGGCATCGCGTTCGGAGAGGGTCTTCTCGGCACGTTGCGCGCGCTCTTTTTCTGCGCTCAGACTGGCGCGCTGGATAGTGATCACGGTGCCCAGCGCTCCGACAACGAGCGCCGCTAGCAGTGTTTTGGTGATCAGCTCCATAATCCGGCCCGCGTGCCTTTGGCGTCGATCGTCAATACATGGCGGCGCGGCGTGACGCCTTCGGCTGCAATGCCCAGATGGACCCAGACCGCCGATCCTGCGCGTTCATAAATGAGCTGATCGAATGGCAGGGTCGACTGGGCGAGCTGGCGGCAGATCGCCAGCGGCGTGCCAAACGCCGGGGCGGTAAAGTCGTTCGCCAGGCCGACCAGGTGGGCGCTGTTGCCGGCGCCGCCGACCGCCCGATTCAAGGCGGGGCAGCGATAGCCGCTGGAAATCGCCATCGGCGCACCGCCCAGTTCGAGGCGCACCAGCTCGTCAAAGAGGGCCAGGCGGCGTAGGTTGGCGACGATCGCTGGCGTGGGCGTGTTGGCGATCCCCAGGATGCGGGCCGTGTCGCTGCGCACGAATTCTTCCAACGTGAAATGGCCGGTGAGTGCCGTCATAGCATCCCCCTGATGATGTTGGCGACGTTGCCCTGGGCGCGATACACGAGGGCGCACAAGGTAAACGCGATGCCGGCTTGCCCGAGCGAGATAGGCCCGTGTCCGAGCACGATTTCCAGCGCGCAGGTGCCGGTAAACACAATCAGCAGCCAGGCCACCAGGGAAATGTGGGGGCGGTAATTGGCAACCCCGCGCCGGTAGCACAGCAGCTGCAAGCAGGTGGCGGCATAACTGAGCAGCGCGATCGCCGTCAGGAATGTTGTCACGGCATTACTCATGGCGACCTCCCTTGCGGATCCAGTCCGGCAGCTCAATGGTCTTGATCAGATCGATGCCGTGCAGCGTCAAGGCGATGACGGCAGCAGAGGCGAAAAAGGCGGCGACGCCGGATTGTTTCAGCGGGGTGTTGTTGATGACTTCCGGCGCAGCCAGATAGCCGACTGCCAGCGAGATGATCATGTAAGCCAGCCGCAGCAGGACCGTCAGGTTCTTGCTGGAAATCGCCACCAGCGTGGCGCCGGCGAACGCTCCGATCAGGGCATTGCCGTCGATCCCCGGAAAGATCGACGACAAACCGATGCCGGCGGCAGCGGTGACAACAAGGGTGGTGGTGCTGGGTTCTGCCATAGTAGGTTCTCGCGGTTAGTTGGGGAAGCGGGGACGCCGAGTCCTAGTCCCAGAGGTTGACGGTCTGGGTTGTTTTGGGTGGGGCGCTGCCGGGATCCGGCAAGGTGACCTG